GAGGCTAAGTTGCTTGATGTAACTGCTGCATTTGAGCTTGCTGAGGCCGCACTAGAAGAGGCTTCAAAAGCACTAGCAGAGGCCGCACCCGCTGAGTTGTTAGCGCTAACCTTACTAGCAGAGGCCGCAGTTGCAGAACTCCCTGCGCTGTTTGCGCTATTGGTTGCTTCATTGCTAGATACAACAGCAGCAGCAGCACTAGCTTGAGCGGCTTGAGCACTGTCATTCGCATTATCTTCGGAAGCTTCAGAGAGAGCTGCAAAGCTAGCGGAACTAGCAGAGGAGGCAGCGGCAGAGGTTTCAGAGGTGCTTGCAGAGCTAGCAGAAGCTTGTGCTTGTCCTGCGTAAGTTTCTGAGTTATTTTCACTAGAAGCTGCATTGATAGCACTTTGTGAAGCTGCGTTTTTTGAGTTAAGAGCCGCCAACTCCGATAGCTCTGCGTTATACTCACTGCTTGCAGCAGCTGAAGCGGAAGCAGAAGCGCTAGTAGCATTAGTAATGGCAATAGCTGCATTCTCTGCGGAAAGAGCAACAGGGTAGTTCCAAGAAGAACCACTCCAAAAGCCTAGCTGGTTTGTTGTCGTGTTAAAATAAATTGCGCCTAGTTGTAATGGGTCGCCATCGTTATCTACTGCAGGCTCAGTTGTTTTAGCGCCTAGAAAACGATCATCAAAGGCGTCTAAAGCCAACTCAGCGGAAGCTTGAGCTGTTTCAGCAGAAGACTGAGCGGTCTCTGAGAGATACTGAGCCGTTTCAGCAGAGGTTTGCGCCGTCTCAGCAAAAGACTGAGCGGTCTCTGCAAGCGCTTGGGCAGTCTCTGCATCTGCCTGGACTGTTAACAATAGAGCGTAGTAGGCAGAACCGCCAACGTTAATGTCTGAGACTAGCTCACCAGCGGAGTTATTAATAACAACATGAAGATCGTTGCTTGCATCGATATACGCAGTAGCTACAGAGTCCCCTTTAGTACCTTGCCCACCTGTTCTGGAGAGGGACAAGGATATTTCTTGATTCTCAACCGTGATGTCACGGGAGTTATCACCAATGCTTAGCGTGTAGTCACCGTTGGTATCGACAGAGACTAAGAATTGATTTTGATTAACTATGAGGCTTGTGTTAGCCATGCCTTAAGCTGCTTCTGTCGGAGAGTAACGTACCTGTACTATACCACGAAGTGGCTTCCAGATCTGTTGAGCGGACCCAACTCCGTTATCAGCAATCTCAAGATCAATAAAGCCGTAAATTGGCTTGTCAGGTGCAGGGAACGTATCCCAGTTATCTATAAGGTCTTGTGGAATGACAATATCAAACTCGTTATCAGTTACCACAGTGTCGAGAATAGGTAAGGTAGTCACCACAGGGGTACTACGAGCCGTAGGAGGAATAACCCCGCTATCTTGAATGTTATCACCTTCTACTACTTTAGCGGTGATAGTGTAACCGCTCAGGTTAGTCAACCAAGCAGCAGTGATGTGTAAGCGTGTTTGCTCACCATGAACAATAGAGGCAATAATGCTCCCATCATCTGTAATAAGGTCTTTGGATTGGCCTGTAATTTTTGAACGTGGCATTTTGTTTCCTTTCTACCGATCCTCAGATGGGTAAGTAAAGTGATTGAGGGGTGCACCACACCGTGTCTATAAAACATAGTGTGGTACCATAGCTTATTTTTTGTCTTTATTTTTCTTATTCTGCCTACTTGCAGCATAAACTCCAACCCCAGTCTGTGCTACCGACAGACCGATAAAGGTATTCCAAAAAGCTTTTTCACTAAGGTCTGCATAGCCTTGCTTCAAACTAAGATCATTAGAAGTAATAGTTGTACCAGAAAGCTTAGCATACTTCTCAGCTTGTAACTGAGCCTGTACGCCTTTTTGTGCATTTCTCGTAATACGACCTTGAAGTTTAGTTTCTGCCTTAGCCAGCTTATTGAGTTTGTTTTGCAAAATCATAGACGATCTAGACGTTCTCTGAAGCTCTGCGTTTGCTCTTGCATGAACCCTCTCAACCGCAACTAGAAGCTTTTCTTTCTTCTTAGCATTATGAAGACCAAGAGCTTTGCTAGTAAAAGAAGGGTTAAGCAGCTTGTCTCTTGCCTGAGCTACCTGTAGTCGGCTGTCTGCTGTTCTGTTACTCAAAAGAGAAATTTTCTGAGTGTTTGATGCTAGCTTTGCATTAATCTTAACAGTTTTCTTTGCAACAGACTTAGTCAGCTTGGCTTGTGCTCTCGCTAAACCAACCTCTTTGACTTTGGAACGTCTGGCCCTTTTCAGAGCACTGGCCTTGATAGCTTTGGCTAGCGCTTGTTTTTGCTTAGAGGAAAGCTTGTTTGAGGCTATTTTTAAAGCAATAGAAGAGATACCTGAAATAACCATGATTACATTCCACGATTCTTGTAGCGCTCAAGGTTACGCATGTTTTTCTTTTCGTTAACCTTACCACGACCGCTGTACTTTGGTTTTGCCTGAGCTTTACGGTTAGCGGAAATATTCTTCCTAGTCTGAATCAAGGCCTTAGCGCCGCCTACAACACCCTTGCCTTTGGTGATAGCTTTAGCAGTACGAACAGCAGCGCTAGCTTTCTTAGCAGTACTCTTGGCTTTCATCTGAGCACGAAGCATAGCAGTGTTACCGCCAGCTTTGCCAAACTTAGACTTAGCTGCTTTCTTAATTTTAGTGGCCTTGGTTTTAGCCATAGCTTTAAGAGTAGCTTTTGGAGCCTTTGCAACAGTAGAAGCAGTATTCTTTGCGGTAGTTACGGCTTTTTGTGTGTTAAGCTTAGCACGAAGGGCTGCAGTATTACCACCAGCCTTATTGAACTTACCTTTAGCTGCACGAGCAAGAGCCGAGGCTTTTACAGCCTTCATCAAAGCTGCTTTACGGGCAGAGGTCATCTTGTAGGCACTGCTGGCAGCGCTTTTAACGTTAAGCTTACCTTTGTTAATCTTGCTTTTGATTTGGCCTTTAAGGCCTACTTTTTCATAGGGCATAGTTTTATTCCTTCTTCAAGATTAACGCTTCAAGCTTCTTTTGTAAGCACGGTTCCGACGAGCAGCTGCTTGACGGGCGGCTACACCACGGCCAAGGGTGCCAGACGGGGCAGCGTTGCGAGAAGCACCAGCTTGTTTATTTGCGGATTTAATAGCGTTTCTCGTAGCTACTCGCTTAGCCATTGAAGTGACAGCGTTGCGAGAATCCCCCGCTTGTCTATTTGCAGCTTTTGTATATATGTTGGTAAGGTTTGCTTTATGTTGTGCCCTACGGTTCTCATTTTCTCTACGACGCACGTTTCTTAAAGTCTGGCGTTTGCTAAGAGCCTTCGCTTTAGTTTTATTGGCAGAAACATTCTTCCTAGTCTGAATCAAAGCCTTAGCACCACCTACAACGCCTTTGCCTTTGGTGATAGCTTTAGCAGTACGAGCAACAGCACCCGCTTTACTAGCGGCACCTTTAGCTTTCATCTGAGCACGAAGCATAGCGGTGTTACCACCAGCCTTATTGAACTTACCTTTAGCTGCACGAGCAAGAGCAGACGCCTTAACGGCCTTCATCAAAGCTGCTTTACGAGCCGAAGTCATTTTATAGGCACTGCTAGCAGCGCTTTTAACGTTAAGCTTACCTTTGTTAATCTTGCTTTTGATTTGGCCTTTAAGGCCTACTTTTTCATAGGGCATAGTTTTATTCCTTTTGTTTTTCTTTAGAAGCCGAAGCCTCTTGTTGTTACCTTAGCACCTGACCTAATTGGGAACAGGTACTCGACAGCGTAGCGTAGACCATCGGTCCAGTGTTCCACGCCTTCTTTTTTGTCAATGGTAGCACTATCAGGATTGCTTTCTATCCACTGGGTTCGCTCTAGCGATTTAATTGTGTTTGTACACTTAGGGTGAACATACATGTCTACATCACCGTTCGCATTCTTGAACTTCTTGTTAACAGCAGCAACAGAGTCAATAATAGGTGGGGCCTTGTTGTGAGCTCTGGTTGAGATACCGTTACCTTGTAGAATACTAAAGTCCGTTGTACCAACAGCGGCAGAAGACTTCCTAGCGCGACCACTAGGGTCAGGGTAGGAGATTATCTTTTGTCCCTTGAAGCGCTCTTTTAAAGCTGCAGCCAAGGTCTCTGTGTCAGGGTGCCCTTGCATCTCGTCTAGAATGTGGATTTGTCCACCTCTTAAAGCAAAGATTACAGAAGCCATAATACCAACGTTAAAGTCGATAGCAACGTGGACGTCTTCCCCTACATCAAAGTAAGGGAGGTCTTTGTTGATATGCTCTTGTCTATTAAATGTGTAGAATACGTTACTACCAGAGTCTTCAAAGCTAGCAGTATACTCTCTAGCAAACTTTAAAGGGTCTAGTGTTAGTTTAACTCGACCAATCTCTTCTTCATCCAGAAAAGGGGAGTCTTTATAAGTGTAAGTATAGCTCTTCCAACTATCATCAGAATCTTGTCTGTTGTACATGTCATAGAAGTAGTCATAACCACTGGGAGTACTAATAATAAGTGCTCTACCAGGGTTAGCCCCATATTTCTTAGAGTTCTTTGGGGACCAACGAGTAGCCACACAAGGCTGGATGATAGACTCCCAAGATTCCTTGAGGTTCATACCAGCGCCCTTCCAAGAAGTAACCTCATCGGCTACTACAAAGTATTGGCCAGTACCACGCATACGTTGTGATGCTTCATAGGACCAAAGCTTAAGCTGGACATTCCCAGGAAACCAGAACGTGCCAGAAGCCTTAGAGGACTTATCAGCGAAGTCTTCCATACCTAGCTGCCAAGCAATCAAGGGATAGTAGATATCCACAGCCTGGGAGTAGGTAGGGGCAATAAGGGCAACGTTCTTGTTTGGAACTTCATCAGGAAGGTTCATAAGCTCTTGCACAGCAAGGATAGCAGCAGTAGCAGCAAGGTAGGACTTACCAAAGCCACGGCTAGCATTCACCACAGAGTAACGACAGGTGTGGTCTACAAATAGATCTCTAATTACTTCCGACTGCTTCTCATGTAAACTAATTTCTGTCATACTATTTCTATACTTTCTTAGACAGCTTCTCATACTTTTTGGCTAGCTTGACAGCCTCGTTTTGTAGCTTGATTATGTCTTTATTTTGGTTGTAGGAGACTTGTGTTGCGGTAGAGCCAACGAGGTTAACATTGTCTTTACGAACGAGGTTAAAGCCTCTTGTTTTAAGGAAAGCTTGCTCACCCTCACTGAAGTACTTCTTTGCTTGGTCTACAGAGGAAAAGGCAAACTTATCACCTTTCTTAAACTTGATCTCTTCAAAGGGTGTACCCTTCGGAGCTAACTTTTTAAGCATAGCAGCACGTCTACGATTGTAGTCACTAACGGGGGATACCTTGTAGCCCATCTTAGTTCCACGAGGCATGGCAGCATAGTGTCTAACGTTGTTGCCCATTAGTGGGCCTTGACCCTTTTTATTCTCAAGCCTATAGACCGACACAGTGCCCTTCTTAAGCTTAGCGAGAGAACTGTTAGTAGCAGAAAGTTTTGAACTTATCGTTGCTAGCTTTTTAGCAGCTCTTGTGGTGGGTGCTTTCTTCCGAGCTAAAGCAGAAGCTTTAACAGCTTTAGCAAGGGCTGCTTTACGTCTAGGTGTCATTCTATAAGCCAGCTTGGCTAGTCTTTTTATAATCATTTAGTCATCTCCTCGACAGCTTCTCATACTTTCTGGCTAGCTCAAGGGACTCTTTTTGTGACCTCATCAAAGCTTTGCTTGTAGTGAACGCTAACTGAGAGTTATTCACAGCATTGATTTTAACATTAGACACCTTCTGAAGGGTGTAATTCCGCTTCTTGTACCAGTCAAGCTCACTCTTCGTAAAGTACTTATTAGCTTGCTTGTAGTCTTTAAAACCAAAGTTCATGCTTTGATCAAAATCAAGGGTTTCGAACTCAATGGGCTTTCCTTCAAAGGCTTTTCTTAGCTTCTTGATATCCTGCGAGGGTTGTACAGGGAAAGGTTTTCCTTTATGGGTTCCTACCTTTTTAGGTGGAACAATCCTTTTCATTGCAAAGCCTGAGCCATCCTCTCTTTGCAATCTAATTACACTATCTTTACCGGTTGCATTTCTCTTAATAGCTGACTTATTAGCTGAAATACGAGCACTAAGCTTGTTGAGTTTCTTTGCTGTGCGCTTACTAACGACCTTAGTTGTTGTTTTAGTAGACAATTTTCTTGCCGCTGCCGAAGCCTTAACAGCTTTAGCAAGGGCCCTTTTTTGGGCAGCAGACATTGTTTTAGATGAAAAGCGCTTAATCAACTTACCTGTGACAAATTTTATCATAGTAGTTATTGCCCCGCTTTTTGAGAGTTGCGAGGTGTTTCCATCATATCACGAATAGCTTTAATATTCTCATCAATACGAGCGTTAAGTATGGCTAACTCATTTTGTGTCTTTTCAACTGCTGCTAAACGAATCTCATACCTAGCAATGTCTCTTGCATTGAGAGTAACACTTGCCTCAAGACCCGACATAAACCAAACTACACCAAGAGTTTGTAGTAATATTGCTAAGATAAAAGAAATTGGTACACTCTTAGACAGGTGCCAATCGTCATCCCCTGATTCACTCATAGGTTTTCCCTCTTTATTTTTTGTTATCAGTAAGAACAATAGAAATCGGTCTCTTTTCCGTAATCTCTTGTTCAAGTTTATCAGGGATTTTCTTGTAACCGTAAGCCATGAGGTTGTTGATGAGAGTACCTTGGGTAGCAGTCATCTGAGCGTAAGCACCGCTGCCACCTCTGCCTTGAGCATCTAGTTCATTTAACCTAGCTTGGATGTCATTATATTTCTTTACCATCATCTCAATAGGATCAAAGCCAAGCTCTTCAAGCTTTCTCACTGATGCCATAGAGTTAATGTTCTTAGCGCCTTTAGGACGACCAGCCCCTGGCTTGCGCCCTCCAGTTTTATTTTTACGATTGTCTGGCATGTTGGCCTCCTTTCAGGTTTTAACACAGGTTGTGTTGGGAAGATATTTTATGTTTT